GAAATGGGGAACTACTGCTATAAGATCGATAAAAACACAGACACCCCAACTGATGTAATTATTGACGCGCACAACCACGGTATAGATGCGCTAAGGTATGCGGTCGGGAACAGAATACAAAGGAAACCACAAGCAACCACACCAAAAACAGCGGCAATCGTTCCTGTTGTATCAAGATGGCGTTAGTGGTATAAGGCAAAATACTTGAGGGTAGGCGATGGCGAGAAAGACAAAAGAAGTGTTGCACAGTGAAGTTTTCGAGCGCGCTCGCAAGCAGTTCGGTGCAATCATGGGCGCTCAACGCGCAGAGCGTGAGTTGTGTCTATCTGATCGTCGCTTTTACTCGATTGCCGGCGCGCAGTGGGAAGGTGCGCTGTCTGAGCAGTTCGAGAATCGTCCGCAATTTGAGTTTAATAAAATCCATTTGGCTGTAATTCGGATTATCAACGAATATCGCAACAACCGAATGAGCGTTGTTTTTGTTCCGAAGGACGGCGCGCAAGAAAAAAGCAATGATGAAATTACCGGCATTTATCGTGCAGACATGAATATGTCATGCGGTGAGGAAGCAAAGGATAATGCTTTTGAAGAGGCTGTAGGTGGCGGATTTGGCGCGTACAGATTGCGGAATGTTGAAGAAGATGAGTACGACAGCACAAACGAAAAACAAAAAATAATTGCAGAACCGATCTATGATGCGGATAGTTGCGTGTTCTTTGACCTGTCGTCAAAACGACAAGACAAGTCTGACGCTAATCATGCGTATGTGCTTCGCGGCGTTCCATACGATGAATATATTGCAGAATATAACGACAACCCTGCATCATGGCCTAAAGATGTAAGCATGGTCGAATTCGACTGGCTGATTGGTAAAGACACTGTTTACATTGCAGAGTATTACGAAAAAGAGTTTACAAAAGAAACTCTGCGCGTTTTCCGTGGTGTGGATGGCACAGAACAGACTTATAGTGATGAAGAACTTGATGATGAACTTGATGAAATTCTTGAGGTAACTGGATTTCGTGAAGTTCGACAGCGCAAGATAAAAAAATGCCGCGTTCATAAATATATTTTGTCCGGCGGCGGGATTATTGAGGATTGCGGTTACATTGCTGGCAGAGATATTCCTATCGTTCCTGTGTACGGCAAGCGTTGGATGGTTGATGGCGTAGAGCGTTGCATGGGTCATGTTCGCTTAGCTAAGGATGCGCAAAGATTAAAAAATCTACAACTCTCAAAACTTGGTGAAATATCTGCGCTGTCGAGTGTTGAAAAGCCGATCTTAACGCCAGAACAGATTAGCGGTCACGAGGTGATGTGGGCAGAGGATAATGTTAAACAGTACCCTTATTTGCTAATAAACCCGATCACAGACTCAAACGGCAATTCAACAGCAGTGCCGCCAACTGGATACACAAGACCGCCAGCTGTGCCGCCAGCACTTGCCGCGTTACTGCAAACAACAGAGCAGGATATTCGTGACATTCTTGGCAATCCTGAGCGCGCTGAGATTGTGTCACCTAATGCGTCCGGTGTTGCGATCGAGTTGGCGCAGTCAAAAGTAGATATGCAGACCTTTATTTATTTATCCAACTTTGCAAAGGCTGAAAAACGCTGTGCAGAAATTTGGTTGTGTATGGCGAAAGAAGTTTATGTCGAAGAAAACAGAAAGCTCCGGACGGTAAACGATGCTGGCGAACTTGGTGCTGTGGCGATCAATTCGCCTATGCTTAGTCCTGAAACTGGGGCGGTGGAATACAGCAATGATTTAAGTTCGCAGTCATTTGATGTTGTTGTCGATGTTGTGCCTTCAAGCGTTTCTCGACGCGCCGCCACTGTTCGCGCACTTACACAGATGATTGGAATGACACAGGATCCAGAAACGCAACAAGTGTTGTCCGCCACTGCCATGATGAACATGGATGCAGAGGGCGTTTCCGATATTCGCAAGTATTTCAGGAACAAACTGCTACAGATTGGCGCGGTCGAACCAACGAATGAAGAAGCGGCGCAATTAGCGGCAGCGCAGCAAGCACAAAGCGCGCAGCCTGATGTACAAGCAGCGTTCTTTTTGGCTGAGGCAGAAAAGGCACAGGCGAACGCGGCGAAGGCAAGAGCTGAGACAGTGCTTACGATGGCGAAAGTTGACCAGACTAGAGCGGACACTGTTTCCACGATGGCAGATATTGAGAAAACAAAACAAGAAACTCGGTCGAGCATTAAAAAAGACTACGCAGAAACGCTAGACCGATTGACAGAAAACGGCAATGATTTATTGGTGACCGCTGAGCCACAATTCAGCGAGCAAAAACCGGCACCCGCCCAGCCGGAAAGTTTGGGTGAGTTAGGAGTGATCCAATGAGTGACGAAGAAAAGCTGTTGATTGATGATGTCGAGCATGATCCCGAGGTCGAACTGGAAACAGAAGAGACGGAAGATGAGGGCGAGATTGTTGTTAGTATTGACGGCGAAGAAGCAAGCGAGAAAGAGGAAGCGGAGCCTGCGCCTGAATGGGTGAAGGATCTGCGAAAAAAGCACCGCGAGCTTGAGCGAGAAAACCGCGATCTGAGAGCCAAAGTATCTGCGGCGAATGGCATGGAAAATGCTCCTGCTATTTTGCCGAAGAAGCCAAGGCTTGATGATGACGGCATTGATTATGACCAAGACAAGTACGAAGCGGAGTTAGATGCTTGGTATGCCAAAAAAGCTGACTTTGACAGACAGGAGCGCGAGAACGAAAAAGCGGAAGCAGAGAAGCAAAATAGCTTTAATGCCAAGCTGGAATCGTACAATCAAGCGCGAGAGAAAATCAGGGTTCCAGACTTCGAGGATGCTGAGGGTAATCTAATCAATGCGCTTGATAGAACCCAACAAGGTATTATCATTGATGCGTGCGAAAATCCTGCTTTGTTGGTGTATGCTCTCGGTCGAAATCAAGGCAAACTCAATGAGTTGGCGGCGATTAAAAATCCTGTGCAGTTTGCTTATGCAGTCTCAAAATTGGAGAACACCATGAAAGTCACCAAAAAAACAGCAGCCGCAGAAGTGGAAAAAATGCCGCCATCGTTTGGTGGTAAATCCGTTGCTTCGGCTGATAAAAACCTTGACCGCCTTCGCGCTGAAGCTGAAAAGACCGGCGATTATTCAAAGGTTATGCAGTATAAAAAACAGCTCAAGGCTAAAAAATAATTTAGGAGAAATACCATGAGTAATGCATTTTCAAAAGAAGAACGCGTAGCGTTTGAAACGCTGCTAGAAGGCTTCAACGATGCGGAAGTAATGAGCCGCAATGTTGATAAATATACCACTGACGGCATGACGATGGCGCGCGCAAACGACACCATGTGGCTGCCTCAGCCATATATCATGCAGTCGTTTTCCGGCATGGATCAGACCGCCAACTTCAAAGATGTAACGCAGCTTTCTGTGCCCGCAACTTTGGGTTACAGCAAGTCCGTTCCGTGGACAATGGACGCGAAAGAGCTGCGCGATGCGCTGCAAGAACAGCGTCTCGGCGATTCTGCGCGTCAAAAGCTGGCTTCTGACATTAATGTCGCCGTCTTGGCTGCGGCTGCCACTTACGGCGGCTTAGTTGTCAAGAAAGGAACTCCGACCGGCTTTGATGACATCGCAACTTGCGATGCTCTGATGAACGAAGTTGGTGTAGAGCAGTTTGATCGTAAACTCGCGTTGTCTAGCCGCGACTACAACCGCATTGCTGGCAATTTGGCTGGCCGTCAAAATCTGGAAAACCGCACCGAGACAGCGTATGACTACGCTCGCATCGGCATGGTGTCTGGGTTTGAGTCGTTCAAGCTGGATTATCCTAAGCGTTTGCAAGCTGCTGGTGGTGGCTCTATCACTATCGACACCCGCGCTGCTGCTAACAACTTCTACACGCCGCGCGCAACTAGCACTGCTGTAACGGGTGAAGTTAGCAATGTAGACAACCGTTTCCAGACCATAACCGTTAGCGCAACTGCTGGCGTTGTAGCTGGTGACTCGTTCACTATCAACGGCGTAACGCAATGCCACTTGATCAGCAAAGAAGATACGGCGCAGCCGAAAACCTTCCGCGTTGTTTCTGTCCCTGACGGCACTCACTTGGTTATCACGCCACCGCTGATTTCAGCGCAGGGCGCGTCTGATGCAGAGAAGCAGTACCAGAACGCGAAAGTGGCTGGCACTGGTCTTGCAGCCGCTGCGATTACTTGGCTGAACACCGTTGCTTGTGCTATGAACCCGTTCTGGCACAAGGGCGCGATCAAGTTGTTGCCTGGCAGCTATGCGGTGGATAACAACACGGGCGCTTCTATCCTGCGCGGTAAAACCGATTCGGGTATTGAGGTTGTGTTGCAGAAGCAGTATGACATTGCGACAATGAAAACGCGCTTCCGCGTGGATACATTGTTCGGTGTTGTGAATGCTGCGCCTGAGCAGTCTGGCATTTTGTTGTTCGATCAGACCTAAGTTTGCGGCGGGGGAAACCCCGCCCATTCTTTTTTGGAGTTTGTATGGGTTGGTCAAAGCGTCAATTTTGTGAAGCGGCTTATGAAGAGATTGGTCTTGCTGGCTATGTTTTTAATTTGCAGCCGGAGCAATTGCAGATTGCCGTAAAGCGGCTTGATTCGATGATGGCGAGCTGGAATGCGCGCGGTATTCGTCTTGGTTATCCAATTCCAGAAAATCCAAAGTTCACGGATTTAACGGCAGATACTAATGTGCCGGATTATGCTAACGAAGCTGTGTATAAAAACCTTGCGCTTAAAATTGCGCCGGTTCACGGCAAACAGATTGCAGGTGATCTTAGAGTTGATGCGAAGGTTGCCTATAACGCGATGCTGACCAAGTCGGTTGGTGTGCGTGAGATGGCGATAGGTAGATTGCCTGCGGGTGCAGGTGCAAAATGTCCTACTAGCCCGTTTATCGAGCGAGCTATTGATGATCTGCAATCAGGGCTTGATGGCTACATTGAATATGCAGGAAATGAAAACGCAAGCGGCGAGGATTTCAGCTAATGCCACAAATTAACCAACTACCTACGAGAAAATTACAGGCGGGTGATTTACTGCCGTTTTTTAGTTCCGCGAATGGCGATGCCGCAAAAACTTCCATGACGGCGATTGCTGCGCTTGTTGCTGAATTGAACGCGCAGAGCCCAGAGGCGTCACAAACGCGTTTTGGGTTGGCGGTTCAGCCTGCCAATGAGCTTGATTATTCAGAAGCGGAAACGGGCTTCTGGTTGATTCTTGCGATTGCTGGCAGTGGTACGCTTGAACTGCGTTTGCCTTCTGTGACTGACTTGTCAGAGGGCACAGAGATTCGTGTAGCTGTGATTGGGACAGGTATTACACAAACAACATGGCTATCGACAGATGCTACATTTGATTCAGCGATACCTGTTGAATTGCAGAACGATCACAGGTTCACGATTAAATATACTGCGGTTGAGCAGAAGTGGTATTTGGTTGGCGCTGCTGCCGAAATGTTCATGCCAGAAAATCCATTCACTCCGTGACCAGAGCCAGAGCCGTTGCCATAGCAGGGGTGAGTGAATGAAGATACCTATCCTGTCAGGTATTTACGCGGACAAGACTGGCAATGTCAGAGCCAGTTATCCGGTGAATATGCGCCCAGTGCCTATGCCTACAGGTGTGAATGACAGCTATTTGCAGCAGTGGTATGGGATAGACAAGATAACCGACACGCTTGGGTTTGATCGCGGTGGAATCAATTGGAACGACACGCTTTATCGCGTGTTCGGGACAAAGTTGGTTAAAGTATCTGCCATTGGCAGCTTTGATGTATTGGGCGATGTAGGCTCGGGCGGCAATGTGAAAATGACATACTCATTTGATCGTCTCGCAATCAATTCCGGCGATCGTCTGTACTATTGGGATGGCTCAACATTCGAGCAGGTAACCGATCCAGATTTAGGGAAGGTGAACGATGTTGAGTGGGTCGATGGTTACTTCATGACTACCGATGGCGAGTTCATCGTGGTCACTGAATTAAATGACCCCATGAGTGTGAACCCGCTGAAATATGGCAGTGCTGAAAGCGATCCTGATCCTATTCAGCGAGTGATCAGGCTGAACGGACAAATGTATGCAATAGGTCGGTATTCGACTGAGGTTTTTCGCAATGTTGGCGGCTCAAACTTTCCTTTTCAAGTTGTTCGCGGCGCAACTTCTGCGCGTGGATGCGTTGGCAATCGTGCTGCTTGTGTGTACAACAATGTTATCTTCATGGTTGGCAGTGGTCGTAATGAGGATATAGGCGTATATGCTGTTGGCGATGGCGGCAATCAAAAAATCAGCTCACAAGATATTGACAGAGAACTAAACGCATACCCGCCTACTGTTTTGAAAAATGTGCTAGTTGAATCGTTCCAAAAAGATGGCGAATTGTTTTTCATGATCCATTTGCCTGATAAAACTTTCTGCTATGACATTGCGGCAACACAAATACTTGGCTATCCGGCGTGGTTTGTTCTGTCTAGCGGTGTCAATGGCGCTGGGATTTATCGCGCAAGAAACCATGTGCGGTGCTATGGAAGATGGTGGGTTGGAGACCCGAAAGATTCCAAGCTAGGCGTTCTTACTGATAAAGCTACTCAATGGGGTGAAGTGTTTGGGTGGTCATTCTCTACGCAGATGCTATACCTTGACGCGCACAACGGGCTGATCCATAAACTGGAATTGATTGCACAAAACGGCGCAGGAAATTATCAAAAAGACAACACCGTCTATACGCAATATTCAGATGATGGGATAAGCTGGAGCCAGCCAGCGTATGCGAACGCTGGAAGGTTTGGATCTACGCGCAAACGGATCATGTGGCTTCTGCAGGGCATGATTCGACAGATACGCATTCAGCGATTCTATGGTAGCAGTGATGCGAATCTGACCGTGCATTGTTTAGATGTTGAGGTGGAGGCTCTGTATGTCTAATGCTTCTTTATCGCTTAATCGTGAAACGCTGGCAAAATTCCTTCCAACAATGGAAGCGATTATTGCGTTTGAAGAATTATTTGATACGGTAAACATCGCGCAAGTTGATACAAATGAGGCATTAGAATCTGAGATTCTGGCTCTGTATTCTAGGGCTGCAGGACAGGCGAGAGATGTAAAAAACTCGTTTGATCTTCTGCTTTCTGAGCTAACGACAAGGCGGCAGAGTATTGATAGACTTCGGGCAGATATTGATTTGATAAAACATTATTTGGGGATATAAATGGCGATCACATTCCTACAATTATTCGCTCCGAATGCGGTAGACAATGCTTCACCCGATGTGTTGTACACGGTTCCACCTGTACCGAACAGTACAATTCTAAGAAATGGTCGCGTGCGTTTCTCTAATACGACCGCCGGAGCCGTGACAATAAAAGCATGGGCTGTGCCGCCGTCCGGTTCTGCATCTGACAGCAATATATGCTTGCCGGTTACCAGCATATCTGCGAATGAGTATCTTGATATTGATGTTCCTACTATGTCAGCAGGGTATACTTTACGGGCACAGGCCGGTGCAGCTTCAAGTATCACGGCAACCAACCTAGACGGCTTTTTGCAGAGTTAAATATGGATTTATCTAATCTGACAGAAAAAGAAATTGCCACGCTTAGAGTTGAGGCGTTTCGAGAACAAGTTTTTGACTTGCAGCAAGCGTTAACAGCTGCGGTTGCTGATAATGTTTTGCAGCGCGATTCGTCAGAGTTGTTTAATCATTACGCTAAGGGCGTGTATACGCGCACGCTGGCGATGCCTGCTGGCAGTTTGATTGTTGGGAAGATACACAAGTTCTCGCACATGAATATCATTCATAAAGGGCGCATTCGAGTCCAAACTGAGGACGGATATTGCATTTATGATGCGACAGAGTTCCCTGTGTTTTTTGTCTCAAAGGCCGGCACAAAGCGCGTGGTGTTTCCTGAGACCGACACGATCTGGACAACAATCCACCCGACCGGATGCGATGAAGTGATAGACGACTTGGAGTATTTGGAGCGTAAGCTGTATGCGGACAGCTACGATGAGATGCCGAAATTAGAGAGTGTGGGAGGTTGATATGTCGGTTTGGGCAGCAGGGGGAACAGTATTAGCGGCAGGGATTGGATACGCCTCAACACAAAGCGCGCAAGGCGCGGCGCAAGGCGCACAAGAAGATGCGTTGATGCAGCAACAAATGGCAATGCAGCAAATGATGAAGATGCTTAAGCCGTATAGAAAAGCCGGGGTTGCTGGATTAAATGCACAGCTTGATTTGCTTGGGCTTAATGGCACAAAACCGCAGCAGACCGCTATTGATGCGCTGGAAGCCTCGCCATATTTCACTTCGCAAGTTAAAGCAGGTGAGGAAGCGTTGTTACAGAATGCCTCTGCTACCGGCGGTCTGAGAGGCGGGAATACAGCTGCGGCTCTGGCGCAATTCAGACCTCAAATGCTAACGCAGACAATCGAGAACCAGTATGGGAAGCTGGCTGGATTATCGGCAGCGGGTCAGAATGCGGCTGTAAATACAGGGGTTGGAACGCAGGGCTATCAGAGCAACATTGCCAACATCATGGGTAACATAGGCAACATTGCCGCGCAGGGCGCGATTGCACAGGGTACGAATCTCACAAATTTAATTGGCGGTCTTGCTGGTGCGATTGGGCAGTACAAAGGTGGCAGCAGCACAGAGGGGTTGCTTGGTGGTGGCACAAAGACAGGTGTTACAGACCACTATGCGCCGAGAACAAATACTGACGGCAGTTATACAAACCTTGGTGCGGGGATTTCGTAATGGCAAGCAATCCTTTTTTAATTGACGCGCCGGATGTGGCGATGCGCTACAACCAAGGATTCGATATTGGTCGCCAGCGCGCAATGCAGGATCAGGCAATCAAGGATCAAGTGGCGGCGCAGCAAGCGCAAGCGGCGATGATGCGGGATATTAATTCTGTGTCGCAAAATCCAGCGGCAACCGCAAAGGATTATGTCGGTCTTATGATGCGTTATCCGTCGATGGCGGGGAACATTAAGGATTCGCTATCGACGCTGAATACAGCGCAGCAGCAGTCGATGATGTCCGATATGTCTCAGATTTACGCAGCAGCACAAAACGGGCGCGCTGACATTGCCACTACGCTTACGCAGCGACTCTATGATGTTGCTCAAAGCTCTGGTGATGAGCAGGGGGTGATGCGATATGGCGCGATGCTAGCAGGGCAGCAGGCAGACCCAAACTATCTTAAGAACACCTCAGGGATTGCGATGTCGGCAGTGTACGGCGACAAGTTCGCTGATATGTTTCCAAAGGTTGTTGACGCGCAGCAGAAGGTGGAGTTGATGCCGTACACCACGCAGGAAGCGGCAGGGAAAGGCGCAGAGGCAGAAGCTAAAGGCGCTCTGGCTTACGAAACCGGACTGACAGATATTGAGAGTAAAAAAGAAGAAACGAAAAGTAGGGTTTTGCAGCGAAGTATTGACGCAAAAAAACTACAACTTGAAGGCGAGAAAAATGAGATTGAACGCCAAAAACTCCAAAAAGAAATATCGAAAGGCGAAGCTGAGTTATCGAAAAATAGAAAGACAGCATTTTCACAAGCGCAAGGAAAGATTGATGGCGTTCAAGATTCGATTGATACGATAGACAGACTGTATTCTCACAGCGGTTTTTCCAGTGCGGCAGGCACAGGCGCATCGTTAGAAGGCTACCTAAGCAGTAGTGAGGGCGCTGGAGCAAAAGCGATACTTGATACTGTTAGATCGCAGCAGTTCCTATCTAATTTGACGGCAGCAAAAGAAGGTGGTGCGACTTTTGGTGCGCTAACGGAAGGCGAAGCGAAGAAATTAGAAGAGAGCGTAGCGGCGGCAACATCGGCGCAAAGTGTCGGCGATTTGAAAGCAAACCTCGATGTGATTCGCGGCATAATGTTAAGACGCCGTCAGGATATTCTTGCGTCAGGCGATCTACCAACAACCGGCGGGCGTTATTTAGGCAAGAATCAAAAAACCGGAGCGGCTGTCACGCAGGGCATGGTAAACGCTGTGATGATGAAGCGCCCCGATCTGACGCAAGCGCAGGTTGTTAATGCTCTTCTGGGTTCAGCGCAATGAAGGGCTTTCCAACAAGCTACAAGGATCAGGCATACAATGATTTAGATGCTGCAACAGAACAGCGTCTAGGTCTGCCGTCTGGGTCGGTGTCTGGGTTGCGGTTGTACGGCGAAAAGTCAAACGCCGATCAGGTTAGCTCGGTCGGCGCAAGAACGCCGTACCAATTCACGCCGACCACGAGAAAGTTAATTGTAAAAAAATACGGGGTGGATCCATATTTGTCGCCTGAAAACGCATCGGAGGCTGCTGGCTTGCTGATGAAAGAATCGTTACAGCGCAATAAGGGCGACTTAGAGCAGGCAATTGGTGAATACCACGGCGGCACAAATCGCAAGGCGTGGGGTCCTGTTAATCGCGCCTATCGTGCGCGTGTAATGTCTGGGATTAATAGTGGCGCAGCGCCCGCTGCTGAAGCTCCTGCGCAATCTGTGAGCGATGGTTACGATCTCGATGCATTACTAGCACAGGTCGATGCCGTTGGGACAAGCCAACAGGCAGAAGCGCAGACTGTCGCTCCAGAGCAGCAAGAGCAGGGCGATGAATACGATCTTGATGCGCTGTTGGCTCAGGTATCAGAAGCCGAAAGCAGACCTGCGGCGGAAGGCGAAGTGTCATTCGCTGACATAGGCAAGGCACCAGAAGTTGACACGCGTGGGGTGGTGGAGAAAACAAAAGACGCCGCTGTGAACGCTGTGACTGGCAACGATCGAAAGGTAGAAATCACTGAGGCGCTGCCAGATTGGACGGATATGCCGGAGATGCAATTCGGCGGAAAAGAAAGCGTTTTAGAAAAAATAAAAAATATTCCGGCACTTGGGATGACCGCTTTTACCGGTGCTGATGAGACTGCAAAGATTCTGAAAAATGTTTATCCAGACATGCAGATTTCACAAGATGAGAAAGGGAATTATCTATTTACCAGTCCAACAGATGGCAAGCAGTACGCATTTAAGCCAGGATTCCGCGCGTCAGATGTCCCGAGAGCAGTGGCGCAGACACTCGCGTACACAGCGGGCGCGCCTGAGACTATTGCAGGCAGAGCTGTGTTGAGTGCTGGTGTTCAGGGCGCTATTGAGACTGGCGAGGCGGCGGCTGGCGGTGATTTCGATTCAGAGCAAGTTGCGCTTGCGGGTCTGTCTGTTCCGGCTATTGAAGTGCCAATGAAAGCGGCAGCGCCTGCTGTAAGGTCGCTTGCGTCAAAAGTTTTGCCTAAAAAAGCCGCGCAGAATGTTGGCGATGTGGTGGCACCTGTCGCCAAAGAATTGGATGCGGGCGGTGTAACTTCTGCTGTTGATGTGCCAGTCAAGTCGATGGATGAGATGATAAACGCGGTAGAAGTTCCCGATGCGGATTTTGCTGGGTTGGTGAAAAAAGCGCAGGCAAACACTATCGGATCGACAGCGGCAAAGGAAAAACTTGCCGATATTGTTGCGGTAAACCAAGATGCTGCGGATGCGGCAAAAGCACTAGGTCTTGATTTGCCGACTGATATTCTGGCGGATTCTAGACAACTTGCCGAGGCTGCTGCTGCTGGTCGCGGCATACAAACAAGCAAAGACTCGCAAGCGTGGTTTGCCACCATGAAGGCAACAAATGAGAAAATGGAGGAGGCATTAAAAAAACTTGATGCGGTAGACGATATGTCTTTAGTTTCGCAAAAAGTGAAGGAATCGCTTGATGTTCAGACAAAAACAGCGCGCGCCGATGCGGGGAAATTATACAAAGAAGTCGATGAAGCTGTTCCTCGTTCCAGCGTAGCCGATGTGACAGAAACGAAAAGGCTAATTGAAGAAACGCTGGCAGAGGTTGGAGAAGCAAATCTTAGCAGTGGCGAGAAAAAGCTGCTGGAATTGGTACGCGATCCAGATACAACTATTGCCGCGATGAACCGTCAGCGCGAAGAAATAGGTGCTGCACTGGCAGGGAAAGACAGCGCATACATGCAGGGCGGCAGGTCTGAATTGGGAACTCTTAAGCGTATGTATGGTGCTATGGCGCAAGACAAGTACAACACGATTTTGCAGCACGGCGGCGAAGATGCGGCAAATAAACTTCTTGCAGCTAACAAACTAAATGCCAATGCAGCGCGAATTGAGAAGCGCATAATTGAAGGCTTTGGCAAGGAAGGAGAAGGCAGTGTAGCCACAGCGATAAGAACCGCATTAAAAACAGGCGCAAGTGCTGGTGATGTAAAGGCTATAAACAAGTTGATGCGCGTGGTTCCTGCAGAAAACAAGCGCGAAGTGCTAATGTCCGGCATTCTTTCGCTGGCGACAACGAAAAGCGGGCATTTCAACACAAAAGCGTTTTCTGATCTTTACCAAGGGTTACGCAAAAACTCCGAGGTGTATAAGTCAATTTCGCAACACCTATCACCTGCTGAGCAAAACATTCTGCGCGATATGTATGTCATATCGAAGCGTGTGAGTGCAGCCGAGCAGCTTATTAGCAAGACAGGCAAGGCTAATCAGCCGCTGATAAAAGCACTTTCAGACGGTTCGCTAATACAGAAACTAGCGGAATCGCAAGCTGGACAGCTTGCCGCAAAAACAGCGGGAGCGGCATCTGTTGGTATGGTGTCGCCTTCTACAATCATTCAAGCCGTGGCAAAAACTCCGGAGGATAGGCTGCTAGCTGTCACTCAGTTTTTGAGTAGTGATGAGTTCGCAAATCTTGCCAGAAAACCGGCTGGCAGCAATGCAGAAAAGACGGCAATCAATAAGGTGGCTGCGTCGAAAAAATTTGCTACACTCGCGAAACAAATGAACGCCCGCGATTTTAGCGAAAGACAAAAGTTATTGTCTGGTATCTTGCAGACTATTGCAGCCGAACAAAGAGAGAGCGAATAAATGAGAGCGATACAGCAACCTTTTGAAATATACTTTGATTTAGATGGGTCACCTCTTGAAGGTGGTGCTATTTACATCGGCGAGGCGAACAAAAACCCAGAGCTGTATCCTGTGCAGGTTTTCACTGACAAAACAGGAATGCAGCCTATTGCACAACCGGTTGGCACGATTGGCGGGTATTTGTCGCGCAACGGATCGCCGTGCGCTCTGTTTACTGCAGGATCGTACTCCATGACGGTGAGGAATAGTCGAGGCGAGATTGTCTACAATCTGCGCGACTCTGCTGAGGGTGGCAGTCAGGGAGGTGATGGAACAGAGAATGCTGTTGATGATTTTGGCGCTGTTGGCGATGGTGTAACAGATAACTTTTCTGCTCTGGCTGATATTTTTTCCAGCACGGATAGCAAAGTTTTCGTTCCGGCAGGAATCTATAATCTTGAGTCGATGGTTACGATCGACATTGAAAACATGGAGATTTGCGGCGTTCGCGGTCAAACAATTATCAGATCGTCGAACCTGTCAAAAATGTTTGATCTTGTTCGCATGGTTAATTCCAAGATTTGCGGCATCACTTTCTTATCTGACTCTGCTCTCGTTGCTGCGGCAGACGGCGTTGTGTGTGGAGACTCTGCTGTGCTTGATAATTCCGTCATTACATGGTGCCAGTTTGAGGCTCCTGTATGTAATGCGGGTGGGTTTGTTGTGAACGGCACAACAACAATTGACGGCTTTTTCTTTATTGATAATGTTGTCAGAAATGTTGGGGCAAAAGGTGTTTTGTTTTCAGGGTCGGCGTGTTCGGGTCTGAAGTTAGACATGAATATCATAGAAAACACTGGATTGTTTGCATCGGCTGATGGTGATGGGTTGAGCATAGGCGGTGCAATGAATGATGCCGTTGCATCAAACACAACAGTAATCAACGCGAAAACAAACGCTTTTAACTTGTACGACCATTCCCGCTCAACGATTGACGGTCTTAGCTGTCAGGCAAACTCAAGGGTTTGTGGCGCGAGAATATCCGGCACGACTGATGTTAAATTAGATGATTTGTTCCTGCCGCTGTCTGATTACTTCACGGTTAACGCTTCAACAAACATCCGCGCGTCAAATGTAAATATAAAATCAAGTGCTATTAACGCGCTGAGATTTACGGGGGCTTCGGAGTTCAACGAGTTTCATTTAGGCACTTGGGACAACTCTGCGTCAGCTGATAATGTTAACGGTGCGGTGGTGCTGTCAGATGGAGCTGGCGCAAAAAAAAACAGGCTTTCGCATTTGCGGCTAGAGCCTCGCACTGGCAAAACAATGGTCAAACAAATAAACACGGCAAAACAGCCAGAGATTATCCACTGTTACAACGCAGCGAGTGGAGATGTTGTATCGAGTGATCTGCTTGATTGGACAGGCTTTACGCTAGCGACAGAAGCGGGTCTTGTCTTAGACAAAGAAGCGAAGTACCAAATAAATAACGGCATTGTTACTTGCTACTTCCGCGTATTTGTTACCGAGGATGTTGGCGTTTTGTCACCGACAAGAACATTCAGAATTGACGGATTGCCGGTGGCACCAGATAGACGACTTCTTGGCGAGGATCCGGCGATAGCTGGCACTCTGTACGCGGTCGCAGGTGCTGCAACAATATATAACCCAGCTACTTTGCCGTCTCCAACAAAAGGATATTGTGTCGTGCAATATCAAAATATATCCTTTCTCGATCCGTCTCCAGCGCAGGATAGGATTTTGCTGAAAATAATCGACGGAGACGGTAGTACAGACATGTCAACATGGCGAGATAATGGCATCTGTGTAGGTAGTTTTTCATATCCATCGGGGGCATAAATTATGACAATTTTAGCAGTAGAAAAAAACGACAAACTAACTGACGCAATCTGGAAACTGCAAGGTCAAACGCTCGCGGCGCGGGATATTGCAACTATCGACACCGGAGCAGGCTCTACTTACACAATGACGGCGGAAGAAAGTGCCGCTGCGGTGTGGATTTTTGCTGGTGGCACTTCTGATTGTACGGTTACGCCGGTCTATAATACTTTGACGCAGGGCGTTAAAAAAATAACCACGGCATATTCAGCATACGATATAACGATTGACGGAAATGTTTTTGGCGCGGTCGCTGAAGGGTCATTCGATGCGTACACAATTCACGATGGTACTTTCGGTGTTTTGTCTTTGGCAGACGGAGCGGCAAACTCGCGTGTATTTGAACAAAATTCAACGACATACAACCTCGCGGATTTGATTAACGGAACCTACAATTATTTTTCCAACGCTTCTGCCGTAACTTTAACCGTGCAGCCGAACGCGACCGCTGCAATACCGGCAAATGCTGAGTATCAAATTGAGGCGCGTGGCGCAGGTGGTTTGACGATTGTTGCGGACAGCGGCGTGACGATCATTCCACCAAAGGGCGGAAGTTTAGTTTTGGCGCAGGGAGATTTTGTGAAAATAAAAAGAACGGGTGTTGATGAGTTTAAGCTGATCGGAACTACAGTGTAGACAACTTAATTTTTA